CTTTGTTTCCTCTATTTGCCTCCACTTTTACCTTTTTTCCTTTCATTCCATTATCATATACATAATTTATACTTCTGGACGACAGCATTTCACGACGTTCATTGTATTTGGCCGTGCCAATATCATTACCATATTTTTCAATAAACCATTCAAGTGTATATCTGCCGATGGCACGTTGTTTTTGCTTTTCTATAGTAGCGTCTTTGTGCTGCTTTCCGAACATTCCATTGTTTTCTCCACCATTCCATATTTTCATCTTTTCCAATAGTTCTTTTTTGTTCGGATGATTTTCAAACGTATCACCGCCACCAGCCTTCTTTCCTATGTTATACCCTATGGTTTTGAATGGTTGTAATGTATCTAAGTGATATTGTTCTCTTTCTAGGCATTTCTCGACGGGACATTCTTCCAATATAGAGAAAGTGAATTTATCCGCACCGTGCTTGTTCCACGAGCGTTGTAGAATCACATTTCTGTGTTTGTTATTATTTAGCATCATTTTATGTTCGGAAAATCGCTGGTCTATATTTTTTGATGACCCAATATAGAACTTTCCCGTTATCTCATTGGTAATTTTGTATACGCCGGATTTTGTCATATGTTTTCCCTCGTCCATAAATATTACCATAGAACTCCAAAACACCAAAAATATAGATAAAAAAAGAACCGGTCTTTCGACCGGTTCTTTGTAGTTTTCCCTCTAAGAGGCGAAGTATTAAACTTCGTTGAGGTTGCCGATGACGATCTTTCCGTAGAACTCGGGACGGATCATCTTCTTGGCATAACGTGTCATCACGCCACGGCGTGGTGTGAAGTTCACTGGGTCGTACACCAATGGTGTCTGAATCAGTGGGATGTATGGAGCATATACAGCACCGGTTTCTAGGAAGTTGCTTCCACGGAAACCAACCAACATGACGTTGTCGGTCATGTATGGGTTCTTGTAGACGGTCCAACGGTTGCTTAGAGCGCCAACCTTGGCAACACCCATTGCGAACTTGGCTTGGTCGCCGTCCGTGTTGGTTGTGAAGCCAGGGATGCTTTCGATGATGGTAGCAACGTCTGGGCTGCAAACTAGGAAGTTTGCACCACCACGCAGGGTCAACTGGTGGATCTTGTTGCTGACCTTCTGAATCTTGTTGCCCAATGTCTGGAACCAGGTGCTCTTGACATAGGCGGTACGGTTAGCAGCGGTGTCTGCGAACAAGCCGGTTGCGGCGTTGTATTCAGAACCGATACGAGCGGACCAGAATTCAGTTGTTACTGCTGGAGCATTGACGAGCAACATATCGAGGATTTCAAGGTCGATTTCCATCGAAACGTATTCGCTCAATAGAGCAGTAAGTTCTGCTTCTGCGTCGATTGAGTGATATGCGTTCAAGTCCTGAGCCAATTCTGGTGTCCAGACGGCCTTTAGCTTACGAGTCTTGGCAACGATGGCTTCGGACTTTAGCTCTAGGTTTACTTCTGGAATACCAACGTCAGCATATAGACCTGAAGTGCCAGCGCCAGCGGAAGCTGCGGTGTCTTCGAAGTCGCCACGACTGCTGTCGGCTGGCTGCTTGTGATAAGCAACCAAGGCGTTACCAGTGATTCCGGAACCGGAAACGTAGAATACTACGTTGTTACCAGAAACGGTTGTGAATGCTGGATAGAAATCAACGATTCCGGAGCCAGAGACGGTGAACGCACGAGCGCCGTTGGCGTCGAAGTTTGTTCCGCTCAAGGAAACGGTTACCGACTGAATCTTTCCTGCGCTCAAAGAAGCGCTTAGGTCGGTGTTGAAGTTGATGTCTTCCCAGGCTGGGCCGTTTGCGGTGCTAGTAGAACCGGTTGCGGCTGCAACAGTTGTGGTCTGGTCATTGATGGTATAACCAAAGCGACCTTGGCCATATAGACCGTTGGTGGCGCTGTCGGTTGAACCTAGCTTGGTGCCTGTACCACCGAACAGCGAGTTACCGCTGAATGCTGGCTTACCGGCCTGATCGCTACCATACTTGAAGTCTAGATAGAATACTAGACCGGATGGTAGGTTCATTGGCTGAACGCTTACGAATTCCTTAGCAGCAATTTCAGCAAAAACACGGCGAACCAATGGTAGAGCAACGCCTGCCCACTGTTCACTGTTGCTTGAAGTTCCTGTACGGGTAGCTTCGTCGATTAGTTGTTTAGCCTGATTTTCCAGAAGAATGGACATGTGTGACTTTTCCATGTCGCTCTTGATGCCTTCTAGAAGACCAGTCTTTTCCCACTTGGACACTAGTCCACGGGTTTCGGACATGAGCTTAACCATTGGATTGGTTGTCTCAGTTAGTAGTGATTTGATATCTGACATAATTTTCCTTTATTAAGGTTTGATTGTTGATTTATGAACGAATACCTGCGAGCTTCTTGAAGCGGTTTGCCATTTCGGCACCTTCCGAGATAACTGCTGGTTTTGTTGGTTTGGTTGATGCAACCGGTTTGCTGGCTAGACCTTCGGTGATAGTCTTGACGGTTGTTGACACCTTCTTTGCAGCAGGAGCAACTTCCTTCTTGGCACCGAAACTAAACGATTCAGCCAATGTTGCGTAAACGAGCTTGGCTTCACGAACAGACTTCGTGAGGTCAAACGATTCGATTACCTTTAGTTTCTGCTCGTTGTTCAAGTTAGCTTGTTTGAACAATTTGTTCGTATATAGCAACTTGGCATTGAGCAGGTTTACTTCATTGATGCGGTCCCGTAGATAAACAACTGCGCTACGGTATTCTTCATTTTCCTTCTTCAACGAAAGATTTTCTTTGATGATTGACTCGTTGGCTTCTTCCTTCTCGTCATCATGTTTTTCAGCTTTTTCAGCTTTTTCTTTTTGGTATTTGGCTAGACCAGGAGGAAGCTTTCCTTCATCAACTTCGTCTTTTTCTTCTTCTTTTTCTTCCTTATCTTCGCCTTCAGATAGAAGTTCATCAAGATTGATTTCTTCATCAACTTCTTCTGCACCAGCAGCTTCCATTGGAGCGGCCATTTCTTCCATTCCAACTTCATTTACGCTGGTTTCTAGTTCCTTTAGAATTTCTTCTAGGGACTCGTCGCTGATTTCTTCGCCTTCTTCCAAAGCAACTTGGTCATTATCTGGACCTTGTGGGTCTTTTGTATTGTGACCTGATGTTGTCTTGGTATAGTCTTCAGAAGCGTTTTCTGTTCCCTTTGTGGCAGGAATTGAACCCTTGGTTGATAGGCTGGTACCTTTAACAATCATGTTCTTGCCTGGATCTTCTGTCTTGTGACCTTTTGTGGTCTTCTTATAATCACCAGAAGCCTTATCGCCTTCTTGGATGTTTGATGTAGCAAGAGTTGGATCGAGTTCAGCACCGATTGTACCACGGATTGCTTCTTCGTCCATTTCTTCTTCAGTCATTTCAGCTTCTGGAGCAGGAGCAGCCTCTGGTGCTGGTGCAGCTTCTGGGGCTGGAGCAGCGGCCATCATAGCGGCATCTTGTGCAGCGTCGGCGTGAGCTTCTGGGGCAGGAGCAGCTTCTGGGGCAGGAGCGGCTGGTGTTTCATCGGCTACTGGAAGTGCTTCTTCACCTTCAACTTCTTGCTTTAGCTTTTCAGCCAACATGCTTTGAATTTTTGGTGTGAATGCTTCTTCCAAAGCAGCCTTGGCATTGGCGAGGGCGGTAGCACGTACAGCCTTAGCGTCTGCGATAGCTTGTTTTAGTAGATCTGACATAATAGTTTTATCTTTATTGTTGATGAAACTATTAAGAGTTTCAAGATGGTTGATTTTAGCTTCGCATCAAAGAATGACGCATTTTATAATAAATAAATATATACGTATTTACGAAAAATATAAAATATTTTGACTTTTTATATTTTATTCTGGCTTTTTGATCTTTGATACTGCTGGTCCCGCACCTTCGTTAAGATCTCTAATTTCAAAATAACGACTTAGTACGTGACCACCATCTTCATACAATGCTTCCATACGCTGTTGTATTGTATGTGCTTCTTTAGCAAGTTTATTGAATTCTTCTGACACTCTGCGAAGTTGCTTCATGTTTTCAGAAACTGTCTTTTTATCAAACCAGTCTTCTGTTTCTGTCATTGTGAATTTTTCAGCCGCTTCTGTAATCTTTGCGAGTGTATGTGCAATTTCCATTAGATTATATTCACGGCGAAGCTGACCGCCATATTCGTTGTATTTGCCGATAGCTTCGAGTGCCATCTTTTTTTCTTCAACAGACCAAGCAGCTTCTTGATGAACATTACCATCCATCTTGGTTTCAATTCCTTCGATTAAATTTCTTAGTTTTAGTACATTCATAATTTTAATATTTTAAGCGGCTGGTTCTTCTGCTGGTGCTTCTGGCTGTTTTGTTGCCAGAGTCTTCATGCTAGAAATTAATTCTGGCATACCAGGTATAGTCATATATGTTACAACATCCTCAGAAAATGCATTCATATCTTCTGGAGTTTGTACTCTTAATTTATCGACCATTTCTGCGGCAAGTGCGTCAATGGTATTTGATTTAAATGCGTGGTCTAATACTTTAGACAAAAGAAACTGTGTGCCGCCTGAAGAACCGATTGTTACGTATTTATTTTTTTCAATTTCTTTTTCAGCTTGTTCTTTTTCGGCTTTGGCTTTTTCTAGCTCCGCTTTTGCCTTGGCGGCATCTGCTTTTGCCTGTTCGGTTTCATCTTCTCCGGTATCTTCTGTACCTGTATCGGTACCTGCTTTAGGCGCAGCGTCTGCTTTATCGGTTGGTTTTGCTCCTGCCTCTGGCGCTGGTTTAGCCGCACCAGTATCTTTTGGCTTTTCATCTGCTCCTCCTAACGGTGGCAAATCTCCACCAGTTTCGTCTGCTGCTGGTTCTTCTGCTGGCGCGTCTTTTTTCTTTTCGTCTTGTTCTTTTTTGACGCTATTCTTTTTTCTTGCCTCGTATATAGCTTCCCAACTCAAATCACTCAATCTATTCTTGTTGGCGTTATTTGATATTTCAGACAATAGCTGCTTGAGATATGGATTGGTGATTTTGTTGTTCATATATTATAAATATATACGAGTAGTTATAAAATGTTATTGCTTTTGCTTAGTTTTGCTGGCAATCTCATTCAGCTTGTTTTCAAGCATATCGTCATATTCATCTTCGGACCCATACTTCTTTTTCAACACCGCAACAACTTTATCGTACAAATCTTCTTGTTGAGGGGACTTCATTGAATTCCAAATATTTTTAATTTTTGGATTCTTTATATTGTCTATAACATCTTCAATTTGGTAGAATTCTATATATTCTGGAGAATCAAGTCCCAGATTATTCATATAATTCTCTGATTCTTTGGCAAGGTATTTTACCAATTTATCCATGCCGCCAGTAGCGCCGCCCGCTGGAGCCTTTGTTTTTTGAGAAAGTTTATAAACTATCTTTTGTGGGGTTTCGTCACCAAAAGCGTCTGGATCTGCTTTTATTGCTTTGTTGTACAAATATGTGGTTACCATGCTATGCAACTCACCTTGCTGCTTTGAGCTTAGATTTTTCCAGAACTGAGTGATCTTGGGATTCTTTAAGTTTTCTATTTCTGATTTAAGTGTATCAATGCCAGCATCGTGTGGAGCATCAATGCCAACGTAGTTTTGAAAATCTTCTACTTTCTTGGCTAATAACTTGACGAGTTTTTCAAGTTGAGATGGATCGGAGAGGTTAGCTGCTGGTTTTTTCATAATGTTTCTTTCTTTTATAGTTGAAAAGTTGTTTTCAGTTTTAGCGTCTGGTACATTTGCGTGTAGTGCGGCGAGATACTTACTTACTGGACCTTTTGTACATCCTACTTTTTTTCCAGTATCTGCTTTATATACGCATTTTCCTTTCGCTTTATATGGCATGAGTTTATCTTACTTCTGATAGAATATTACGGATGATGTTTTCTATTTTTAGATATTTGTTGATGTCATTTGCTCCGACTGAAGCAATAACTTGACCGCGATTTGTTCCTTCATTAATTGCACCAGGAGCCATATAAGCACCGCGAGTTGATGGTGAACTTACAAGGTCAAAGCAAAGTAGCTCAAAGTCATCTTGAACTTCTACGGTGTTTTCATTCATTTGACGAACACTGCCAAGACCACGGCTGCTGATGCCAAGACGAACATTGTTCTTGATAAGTTCGCGGGCAATATTACCAGATGGGGTAGTTAGTAGTTCAATCTTACCAACAACAGTATCGCCTTCCCAATGGCATTCTACTACGTTGTGAGATACATTCTTTAGATTGATGATAGAACTATCTGGATGGTCAAGTTCTCCAAGAGCACGACGTTCGCTTATGATTTGTTTATACTTTTCTATTTCGCGAGAAAGCACTTCTTTTGGATATACACGACCGTTGTGATTCTTTTCACCTGCCTTCTGTAATGGACCAGACAATACGAGAGGTGCGTTTGGATTTGAACGTGCTTCGTTGAGCATCTGTGGAGAGATGTCAAATGGTATAAAATCTACTAATAGTTGCTTGCTCATATTTTATCCTTGTGGAAGTATATTCTTGGCAACAGGCGAACCTGCTGGCGTTGGCTTCATTGGTACAATGCCGCCTACATTTCTTAATCCAGACTGCTGCGTAGAAGATGATGTAGCTGGATTTACTTGTATCTGAGAATCGTCCAGATAATAATCAGATTGAGACGCATTACCTTCTTTGCCAGAAAATACGACATAATATTTGTCTTTCATATAGCGGACTTGTATGTCGCTGACAGCTATTGTATATTCTTTTTCTATCTGTCCGACGCTTCCTTTTGAAGCATTAGCAGTAACTGTCTTTTTCAAGAACTGCTTTTTTAGTTCTTCAACAAACTTCTTTACAATAGCTTCTTCGCTTTTTTCAAGATTCAGCTTGAAGTTTCTGAATGACTGAGAAATGTCCACAACATTGCCACTTTGTGCTGGCGGAGGAGTAGTAGCAGTAGGAGCACGGCCAGGCGACATACCGCCAGCAGCAGATGGGTTTGTTCCCCAACTATCTTCTTTTAATACTTGTTTTGCTATGTTGGTTAGGTTCATATTTTATTTTCCCATTCTGTTAATTCTTTTGGCAATCTCTTTTAGACGGTTATGTATTTCCTTCATGTCTGGCTGAGTTCTTGCCCACAGATTTTCGTTGGTATATCCACATTCCGTCTTTAGGCGTTCGCAAATGTTTATAAGATATTCAACTTCACCAAGCATTTTCTTGGCTTGATTGATGCCATAAGAAATCTTGGCGTGATTTTTCATCATATCACTTTCCTTGAAGTTTCTATATCGGCTGCGAGCTTCCATTATATTCAAATCACGACGTACTGTTGGTAGGCTTTCATTTTCTGATTCACCAATCGTTGTATCATCTGTATCTTCTTTGCCAACAACTTTACCACCAGGCATACTTTTTTCTGCCGATTTCTTTTTGCTCTTTTTACCACGAAATGCTGCTGGGGTCATGTATCCCGCAACAGCACCAGTACCTGTCATTTCTTCAATGACTTCTTCAACAAGTTCGCGGATTAGTTGTTTGGCGTCTTTCATTATACGTCACCCTCAATGGCCTTTTGGGCGATCCAGTCGCCTGCCATACTATTTAGTTGGTCAAGTTCTTTGTCATTCAACTCAGCACCATTTGTAAATGTTGCTGAAGAAATGTGTGCATCAGAATAATCGCCAGCACGAACGCCATCGATTTGAATGCTTTGTACGTCAACTTGTTTACCATTGACTACAAAGTTTTCAGTAGCTTGTTGTTCCATTACTTCTTCGATGGTTTCTCTGATCAGTTGTTTGAGTTGTTTGCGTGTCATATTATTCCTTTTTATTTGATATTTTTAAGTTCCTTGATAAGTTCATAACTCAACATCAGAGCCATGATTTGATTTTCCTTTACCAGAGTTCCTTTGGTAATCTTATCAAGTTGATTGAGCGTTTCATCAATCTTGATTTTTACAACTTCATTATTCACCACGCTCTTTAGTTCGCTGATTTGCTTTCTAACTTCAGGAACTTCAGCATTGATATACTGACGAAGAGAGTTGGTATTGCTGATGTTGTTGATATATTCACGAATAAGAACCTTTTGCTTTTCATCCAATCCCTTGTATTTTTCATTGAATGAATCAACCAGCAACTTATAAGCAAGCAAACGAACATCTTCATTTTGCTGCTGATATACTTTGACCAGGTCTTTCTTTTCTTCTTCGGATATTACTCTTGTTGGCGTCTTGGAAGCAACAATGCTTTCAACAATACAATTTCTGGCCTTGAACATTTCACGAGGATCGCTTTGTACTTCATTGACAGTATCTTCAAAAACCTTGTATATACTGGCAAGCAACTTATAGTTTGATATACTGCCCTTTAGAAAATCATCAAGTGGATAATGCTGCTTGATTTCTTTGATAAGTTCATACTTCTGAAGATTCAATGAACGCTCATTCAACTTCTTTCGTGTACGCAATACAGTGTCTAATAATCTATCAGCAGAAACTTGGTCTTTTGTTTTTTCTTCAAGTATCACTCTATACAACGCATTCTCTCTTCCTAATTCTGTATTTTCCGAAAAATACTTACGTAGCATATTGTTCGCTTTTGAGTCATCTTTTCCATTTAGTATATCGGCGGTGACTTGACGAACAAGTAGTTCAAATAATATACCCGCATTTTTATACTTGGAGTGTTTCAGCTTCTTCATATATTTTTATTATTTATAAATATGTTATTGTGTGATAAAAACTCCATTTTTACTGCTGTTTGTCTTCTTCTATCAGGTTTGATTCATCTAATATAGATTTTTTTTCAGTTATAACCTGTTTGTGCTTATTATTATATCTTGCTTTTAGGGCAGTTTTTATACTCTTTAGATCTTCGTCCATTGATAATGCACCGCCTCTATATATATGGCGGGTTGAACGCTCTGTTTTTGACTTTTCTTTATTTTCCTTGTTGCCAAGGGGGTCTTCACCAAAGTTCTTGGTATGTGATGATGTATATTTTTCCTTGTTTCCTGTTTGGTCTCTGTTACCACGTTCGCGGTCTTTGCGTGTTTCTTCTTCAAGCGGCGGCAATCCACCTTCGTCACCACCCCCGCCACCGCCCGCTTCTTCACCTCCACCAGTATCACCTCCGCCACCAAGGTCACCACCGCCCCCACCACCAAGGTCTTCTGGTCCTGCATCGCCCATCTTTTGATTGCTTGTGGCAGGATCATTGCCTTCGGACGTAATCTGTTCCATACGCCACGCCTGCTTTTTGTCTTTGATAACATCCAACTGAACTTGTTCAACTTCATCTTCGGACAAGTTGAATACTTGATTATATATCCAGTTCTTGCTGAACATAGTGCTTTCCATCATATCTGACGCAAGACTGATCTTATTTTGCCAGATTTCCAACTTTTCTTGTTCAAAGATGGTGCTTGGATTGCTTAGTTCAAGTTCAAAATCAACAAGTGTAGCGTCCTGATAACCCTGTACATACAAATGAACGATAGCAATCTTTGTTAGTTCAGACACGATGATACGCTGTATTCTACCGATTGTTCTGCTAAATCTAACATCTTCGGCGGCAAGAGTTGCTTTACCAGACAATCCTTCTTCGTAGCCTAAAAACGCCTTTGGAATTTTGAGTGCCGCCATCATCTTATTACGAATATATTCCAAGTCATCGATGCCTGTGAAATCCATTCCGGGCAATGTATCTATGTTTGTGCCACTATCGCTGCCACGAACTGGTAGATAAAAATCTTCAACCATATTATTCAAATTGAAGCGTAGGTTATAATCACCTGTGCGTTCGTCAATATATGGAACCTTCTTTACTTGACTAATAATCTTCTGCATGGCCGCATCAATATCGGCAGGAGGAATATTTCCTACATCAACCTTGAATATACGCTTTTCAGGAGCACGCATGATGCGATGAATAAGCATTGCGTCTTCCATCAAACTTAGTTGCTTCCATACACGGCGTGCTGGTTCAATCATTGATTTACCATATGGCAAAAAGTTGCTGTCGCTCAATAAACGAAAATGCGCGATTTCAAAGTTTTCATATTCCATACCACCGCCCATACCATCGTGCTGATACTTTACATAGTTGATATTTTGTGGATCACTACCTTCTATACGAGTGATTTCATATGGGCTAATTGGATGAACAAGATATACACCATATTCTGGAGAGATCTCCATACGTAGGAAAAAGTCACCATACTTACACATATTGCGTGTCCAACTCCACATATTGAACTCAACATTCAAGATGTCATAGAAAAGATTTTCCAAAATCTTTTTTACGTTTTCATTTTTGCTGCGTATGGTCAATACTCTACCAAACTCGCTTGGCACAAGACATTCATCGCTGTATATGTCCAACGCACTTGCGATAATAGGATCCATATCCATAACGTCATAATCTCTAAACAACTCAAGTCGGCTTGCTTGATAAGCCATACTCATGTCACGATTATGTAAGTTGAATGTGCTGCTGCGTAGACGATTGAAACGGTCTCTTAGGCTATTTCTGTCTGTAGCATATTGTATTTCATCTGTGTCAACAATCTTTAGTTTTTTGCCGCCCACATTACGAACGATAACGTCCGTAGAAAACATTTTCTTTAGTCTGCTAAATAAGTCTTTTGTTTCTGCCATAGTGTGTATATATATGAGCGCCTAAAGTATAAATATATACCTATAGTATTTTTATAAAATATATTATCGTAGCAGCCAAGTTAGGTCTTCTGGCTTGGCACCGTGCATACCAGGCCCACCAACGTGCATTTGCCACGGGTTGTTATATACGCCGAATGGATTTACTCCTTTATCACCATTTAGCGTCTTCATATTGTTTATCATTTGTTGTGGCGACGCTACTCCTATTCTGTCTATTATTGTGCGTGTAACACTATCTGCTTCTTTTCTAAGCCGCAATGCTACATCTCTTATCCATAAAGATATACCCATTGCCATAACAAGGTCGTCATTATATCCATCCATTGCTTCTGCTTTGGCAGATACTGCTCCGCTTTTCCATATAAAAACTTGTAGTTCTTCTATAAGCCGCTTGCTGTGTATAATAACTTCTTTGTTTCTGAAATAACTTTCTAATTTTGATATTAGCAGCGGGCGAGATTTGTGTGATGTAGTAAAGCCGGGTGTCATTTTACGTTCTTCTCTATTCAACTTGTTGGTCATTTGATTTTCTACATCAACATATTGTAGGTCGGCGGAACTATAGAAAAGATTTGGATAGTTGGCATCAAGTACTTCTTGTATTACTGCCCAACCAACATTGGCATTTTCCACAACAAGCAATGCGTTATTATATTCTGTTGCCATTGTCATTAGTGCTCGTGCATATTCCTTGGTTGGCAACTTACCTTTATATTCAGCAACCTGCTCCATTGTTTCTATATCAAGTATTTGAGCGGCACTATAGTCGCTGGCATCGCCACGAGCAACGTCGGCAGACACCATATATGATTTACCTGCTTCTGGATACTTGAATATCCAATAACCTTTGTCTATCCCGCGTTTTTCCAACGGCTCACATACATGTGTTTTTTCATACCATTGTAGCGTTGGAATATCTATGACGGTATTGCCAGACGTGCTAAATTCACAATCACATTCTTGAGCCGCACCTCTTTCACCGGACAGTTTTGTTTGCTCATCTCTCCATTTTTGGTCTCGTTCTGGATGTAGATGCCAAGGTAAACTGATGCGGTTCATGTTGTTCTGACCTGCTTCAGATTCTGTCCACATCTTATGGAACCAGTTGCCTACGCCGTTTGGTGTAGATAGTATGATTGCCTTACCACCGGTAGATAGTGTGTATTGAGCAGACAGCCATATTTCTTCAATATTGTCAATGAACGCCGCTTCGTCAACCACCAGCAATGACAACGCACTTGAACGACCAGATGTGCCCGCACTGCTCGCCGCCTTGATTTCAGAGCCGTTTCTTAGTTTCAATGACAATCTATTGTCTTCTACAGCAGGCACTTTTAGCCAACTTGGCAGATTATCATTGGCAAATCTAACTTTTGTAACAAT